GTCACAGCACCGTGAGTTCTTGCGGCGCAACAACTTTGTAGAAATAGGGAATGAGCAAAATCATTTATTGACATGACAGACACACAACAGCTTGATAGCACTGAAGCTGGGGTTGATGCAGGCGCATCCATCCCGCAACAGCCAGCAAGGCCCGAAACTGTAGCTGAAACACTGGCTAAGACATTACAATCATTTGAAGGTGAGGCAGAGGCAGAAGAAGAAACACTGCCAGAGCCGCCAGAGGCTGAAGAGGCTGAAGAACAGCCAGAAGAAGCAGAAGAGGCTGAAGAGCCTCACGAGGCTGATGAAGAGGGGGAGGAGCAAGAGGCGGCTGAGTTAGAGCCCCTTGAAGCCCCTGCACATTGGCCCAAAGATTTTGCAAAAGAATTTAGTGAGTTGCCAACTAAAGCGCAGCATTTGTTAATGCACCGCTATAAACAAATGGAAGGTGACTACACACAAAAGACACAAGGCATTGCCAAATACAAAAAAAGGCAAGAGCAGTTTGATGAAATTATGCAGCCGTTCAGGGGTGACTTTGAGCGTGCTGGTATGGATGATGTAGCAGCTATCAGGCAACTGTTAGCCGCGCATGATTATCTGCGTAAAGACCCTCAAAACGCTATTAGCTGGCTTGCAAACCAGTATGGCGTGGATATGGCGGCAGTCAGTAATGACCCAGCGGCAGAGGATGACTACACAGATCCAACCGTTAAAGCCCTACAGCAGCAAGTGGCCCAGCTAACAGGCTTTATACAAAATCAACAGACACAGCAGCAGAGCCAAGTACAGGCAAGCACGCAGTCTCTGATTGACCAGTTTGCACAAGAGAAGGATGATAAGGGCAACCTAGCGCATCCGCATTTTGATGCAGTATCGAACCACATGGGCGTTTTGATTCAAAACAATGTCGCCCCTGACCTGGCAACCGCTTATGACATGGCTGTAATGGCTGACCCTAAGTTGCGTCAGGAAAAACTCGATAGCTACGCAAAAAGCCAGGCACAAACATCAGTGCAATCTGATGCGGTAGCCAAGGCAAAAAAAGCGCAACGGTCAAAAGTCAGAGGCAGTGCAAAACCAGCCGCACCCGCGCTCCCCGCAAATGCGTCTATTCGTGACACTATTGCAGCGTCAATTCGACAACTTGAAAATGGAAGGAGCTAGTTATGGCTAGTCCAAATCTTTCAGAGATCGTCACGACCACCCTGCGTAATCGCAGCCGGACGCTCTCAGACAACGTAAGCAACCACAACGCATTGTTGCGGCGTTTGCGTGAAAATGGCAACCAAACCTCTGTCACAGGCCGTGACATTGTGCGTGAGCTTGAATATGCCGACAACGGCACAGTGCAGTTTTACAATGGCTATGAAACACTTGATGTTTCACCGTCAGACGTATTATCAGCCGCTGTGTTTGATTATAAGCAGCTTGCCGGTAACGTCACTATTTCTGGCCTAGAGCAAATCAAAAACTCAGGTGAGCAAGCTCTCATCAATCTGCTTGAAGCGCGTATTAACGTGCTTGAAAAGTCGATGATGAACAGCCTGTCTACATCAATTTATTCAGATGGCACTGGTTCATCTGGCAAAGAAGTAGGCGGCTTGCAGCTTATCGTGGCAGATGCTGGCACAGGAACAGTTGGTGGCATTAATTCATCAACCTTTACTTTCTGGCAAAACGTCCAGACCACAGCAACGTCAAGTGCATTTAGCACAGCAAACGTGCAGGCAGATATGAATAATATTTATCTGCAACTCGTTCGCGGCGCAGACAGCCCTGACCTCGTTATGGCTGGCACAAATGCCTATAAGGCGTTTCTGGGCAGCTTGCAGGCAATCCAGCGCATCACATCAGACGATCTGGCAAACTCTGGTTTCACCAGCGTCCAGTATCTAAACTCTGATGTTGTGTTTGATTCAGCTTGTAACACAAACCGCATGTACTTCCTCAACACAGATTATCTGCGTTTGGAAGTTGCAGCATCACGGGACTTTGTGCCTGGTGAAGCGAAAATGTCAGTAAACCAGGATGCTATGGTGACACCAATGTTCTGGTCAGGAAACCTGACTTGTTCAAACCGTGCGCTCCAGGGCGTGATCCACACATAAGGAGACTTTTGCATGACTATTGCAGCAGTAATGGGGATTGACCCCACAAGCGTCTCTGACACACCTGAGTTTCAGTTGGGTCAGCTTGGCGCAGTCATTGACGACACAAATGGCACACGCATTTACAAGTATCTGCAATATGATACTGGCAGTGCGGGTGCAGATGCTGTCGCTGGTGAAGTTGCTTATTATTACACTCTGGATGGTTACAAAAACTTCCAAGTAACCAGCGATCTGTCGGACTCAGTAGAGATCGGCGCGGGTGTAATTCAAGCAGTAATGACAGATGGGCAATATGGGTGGTTCCAGGTTACTGGAGTAGCTACCTTGACCATCGCGCTCACAGCGGGTGCTGATGGCGACCCTCTAACACCAACAGGCGCAGCCGATGGCACACTTGATGTTTCAGCAGCCGCTACAGACAATGTTTGTGCGATTGCTGGTGATATCAGTGACAAGGAAATAATCTGCACATTTCCTCTGTAACTTTGCAATGGGGCGGGGAAACTCGCCCCTTCTTTTTAAATGGGAGTAGTTTATGGGAACGAAGGGCATATTTTTTGAACGCGAGTTAAACGGTGAAACACGAGATTTTTGCCGCATCGAAATTTCAGGTGTGCGCGATGTTTGGGAGGGGCCAGCTAGGCCAGAAGATATCCAGCGTTTTCCTGCGGAGTGGGAAGCCTTCAAGAAAAAAGGCAAACGCAAAAAGCCTAAAGGTTCGAGTTTGGCGGCGTTGCCTGGTATGACAGAGCCGCGCCGTTGTGAGCTTGAACTAAACGATATTGAAACTGTAGAGCAACTAGCATCTGCGGAAGAAACCACCTTAAGAAATATAGGTGAGCCGTATGTAGAGCTTGCCAAAATAGCCAAACTGCAAGTCCAAGCATCCAAGCAAAAGGATGACTTGGTTGTTGAAGTTGCAGTAGCTGCTCAATCCCTGGCTGAAGAGGTGAAAAATGAGCCTGCTAACCATAGCGCAAAACGTAGCTGATTTTACAGGGTTCGAACGGCCTACCACAGTTGTAGGTAATTCAGACCCAATCGCACGGCAACTGCTTGTCTTTATCAATCGTGAGGGCAAGCAACTTATGCGTTCACATAACTGGCCTATTCTGCTGAAAGAGCATACTTTTAGCACCTCGAACGGTACGCAAAGCTATGACTTGCCAAGTGATTATGATCGCTCAGTTGGCGACACTATGTATAATCGCAGCGATTTGGAGCAAATGGTTGGCCCAATCACACCGCAACAATTTCAGAACGACAGGCACGGTTTAGCTTCTGTTGGCATCACACAACGGTTTCGCCTAAAGCCCTCAAGCAACGCTTTGAAGTTTGACATAACGCCAACACCGTCAGCAACAGAAACCATTGGCTTTGAGTATGTAAGCAGTCATTGGAACCAAACAAGCGGCGGTTCATCACAGGCGGCTATGGCGGCTGATACGGACACGGGCATATTAGATGAAACCATTATTGAAATGGGCGTTACCTGGCGTTTTAAGCAGGCTCACGGCCTGACTTATGACGAGGACTTCCGCCAATACCAGCTTGAACTTAGGCAAGCCATAAGCCGCTCTGGCGGCGCACCAATCATCCAGCTAGATGACGCACGGCGTTATCTGGTCAACCCATATAGTTACAATCTACCCGACACAGGTTTTGGTATCTAATGCTTAGAGCGTTACAGTCATCAAATAGATTCAGGGTCAAAGCTGTTTCGATACCAGCTCCTGTGGGCGGTCTAAACAGCCGTGACAGCATTGACGCTATGGCTCCGACAGATGCCATTATTATGTCTAACTTTTTCCCAACCGTTGAAAAAGTGACCCTGCGCGATGGCTTTACACAGTTTTGCACCGGCATAGGGTCAGGCAATGTTGAAACGCTAATCGAGCATAATGCTGGCGCGAACAGGCAGCTTTTAGCTATTGGTTCTGACGGCGTTCTGTACCAGATAGACACAGGGTCAGCAGTTAGCAAAAAAACTGGCCTTGCAAATGGACGCGCAGAGCATATTGAGTTCAACAATGTGTCTGTTGTTGTGCCAAGCGGTGCAAACGTGCCGTTTAGCTGGAACGGTTCTAGTGCGTCAGACTTGTCTATCACACTGTCTGATGGTGTGAACCCGAACACACTTACAGGTGTCCATGCTCACAAAAACCGTGTGTATTATTGGACAGGCACAAGTCAGAATTTTTACTACAGCGCAACTGTAGATACCTTCCAAGGCAATTTCACAAAGTTTCCTGTTGGGCTCGTTGGCACATTCGGCGGTAACATTCTATCAATTAACAGCCTGAGTATCGATGGCGGTGAGGGCGTCGATGACTTGCTTGCCATCATAATGACTTCAGGTGAGGTGCTTATCTACAGCGGCTCCAACCCCAGCAGTGATTTCTCGCTGGTTGGTACGTTTAGAATAGCAGAGCCTGTCAATGAAAAGCGCGGAATTGCAAAGCTGGGCGGCGATGTAATTGTGATGACTAGAGAGGGTTATCTGCCACTTAGCCAGGTGGTACGACAAGATTTGATAGGCAATAAAGCACAGGCTATATCTGAAAAGATACGAGGCACTGTAATTAACCAGGTAAAGCTAACAGGCACGAGTACAGGCTGGCAGATTTTTGTCAGCCCAGACGGCGACAAGGTATACTTCAATTATCCAACGGGCGACACAAACGACCCGTTTAACCAGCATGTTTTCAACCCAATCATCAGAGCCTGGTGCATATTTGAAAATATGGCCTCACACGTTTGGGGCCAGTTTAACGGCGACACCTTTTTTGGCAGTTCAGATGGTAAGGTTTTCAAGGTAGGTGGTGACTCAGACAATGATGAGAACATTGTTGGCGATTTAAGCACCAGTTACAACTATTTCAACGACAGGGCTGGCATTAAAAGGTTCAGTTCTGTGCAGCCAATGCTTGAAGGTTTGACAGACGTAGACTTCAGTTTTGGTGTAGGTGTTGATCAAAAACCACCTAGCACTATTGAGGTTGCAGCAGTAACTTTTGCAAGCAATCTTGCAACTTGGGACGTTGCAACCTATGACGATTTTTTCTGGGCTGACTCTGCCGGTGCAGGCACAACCAGGCGGCGTAAAGCAATCAACCAGCTTGGATATAGCGCGGCTTTGCGGGTCAAAGTAGCAACAAACACACAAACCATCAGCTTTATCAGCGCACACTATACCTTTGAGCAAGGGGGGCCAATGTAATGCCTTTTTCATCAGGAACTTTCACGCGCACATTTGACTGCACAACAGACAGAGATAATGGCGTAAAAATTCTTGCAAGCAAGTTTGATACAGAGCTTGATGGCTTTGCAACTGGCCTGACAACAACGATTTTGAAAGATGGCAGTCAGACTTGCACAGCCGCAATCCCGTTTGCTCAAGGCATCACCCTGCCTGACAACAAAACCATCACCCTTGGCACAAACTCAGACATTACCATCCAATATGATGAAACTACGAATGACAGTTTAGAGATAGCGGCAGCCGTAGAAGGTGCTGCCCTTGGTATAGTATTGAAAGCCGACCAGGGCGATGACAACGCAGATCATCATAAAATGACGATTGCAGATGGCGGCACACTTACACTGGATTCTAAAATATCTGGCAGTTTTGTCAGCTACTTTACACACACCCCTCATGCAACGGTAGCAAGCTCAACCACCGCCATAGGCGGGAATTTGACCGCTGGGGGTGATGTTACAATAACTGGTGATCTAACTGTCACTGGTGATGACATAACAATGTCAACAAACACAGCCGGTCATTTGCTTATTGCTGATGGCACAAACTTCAACCCCGTTAGCATCACAAGCCTGTCAGCTATATCAACTGTTGCCAATGATGATGTATTTTTGGCTGTCGATACTTCTGGCGGCGGTTTGAAAAAGATTGAACGCAGCACGATTGTTGCAGGGCTTGCCACATCAAGCGCAATATCAAATGTTGCTGACGATTCGACTCCCCAGCTTGGAGGATCGCTTGATGTCAATGGCGAGGATATAGTTAGCGTTTCCAACGGTAACATCACGCTAACGCCAAACGGTACGGGCGTTGTTAGGGTAGACGGCACTAACGGCATTGATATGGAGTCAGGTGCGATATCCATCAAAAACGGTGGTTCCGAATCTTATGTAAGGTTCTATTGTGAATCCAGTAACGCGCACTACACACAACTACAAGCGTCACCACATTCTGCATATTCAGGCAACGTCACAGTGGTTTTGCCAGCTAGTGCAGGCACAATGGCTCTTACATCGC